GACTTAACTTGCTACGGAATTGAGCGTAATTTAATAGGCAATTCATTTTTCATAGTATAACAAAATAATTATTATCTTTGGCTTATGGCAAGAAATATTTTAAAACTAGGTTTTGACTACCTAACAGGAAATAAGCAAGTAAAAAACGCTTATAACCAATCATTCTATGAATGGATGGGAATTGGATTTGTTAAGTACGATCAAAAAAATCAAACGTACTTAGACAAAGGATATAATGAAAATCCAACTGTATTTTCCATTATAAATAAATCCACAGTAAAATTATTTTCATTTATATAGTCATCGCCCCAAAATAAACTGTCTGGATTGTAATCTATAATTGTTAATCCAGCACGAGAAATAAATTGAACGGCTGTATCAATATCCATTTTATCGGCTTCATTGATATAAATAATATCTCTACGAAAACCCTTACCAATATCGTTTACATCTGCTCCAAGAAAATCTACATAACTTTCGTTATTATACTCATGCTTATTTTCTGATTTATTGAAATAACCATCTTCTAATACTCCCCAATCCTTAGCTATTTTTTTGTAGTCCCTAATAACTGTTCTTTTCATTTTAGATAGCTCTGAACTAATTACTGAAACTTCTTTTGTATTAGAAACAAGAGACTGTATAAGCAGCTCTAAAATAGATATTGTTTTACTAGCTCCCTGCCCTCCTCTGATAACAAATACATTTTCTTGTGGATTATTTGTTATTAAGTCTAAAAGTTTAAAGTAAGCATTTGAATATTTATATTTATTTTCTGTTTCCAATATCTGGTAGTTTTGGAATATTCAAAGACCCATCCAGTGTGGTTTTTGTATTCTCTGCAAGATTATTTAAACGCTGAGTAATGCTTGGATTAAATATTCCAGCCATACCGCCTTCTATTTGATCTCGTCTAGTTTTCTTTTTTATGTACGAACAGATAGTGGCATAATCTGAATATCTATTATCTTTATTTGACAAATAGTCTCCCAAATCTTGAATTATATTGTTTTCTGCTAACCAGCATTCAAAACCCTCAATAGTTAAAGGTTTTTCTTTTTCTCTTGTAACCTCATTAGCATCTTTTCCAACCCAATCTTTAATTAAAAACGGATTGCTCTTTACCTCTTTTTCATAAGATAAAAAGTATTCTTTTAATTTCTCTGGACTTTCTATAAGTTTAGTTCTACCCATAATACCCCAAAACTACAAAAAAAAACCTCAACTACAAAATTAATTGCGTTGAGGTTTAGTGATCTGCTTTCAGAATGTCAGATTAAGTTTTGTTTAAAGTCGTTTTTATAATACCTACTTGCTAAATTTACCGAACATTGCGTGCCAATTGCAATTCGAGTTTTTTAATGTTAATCATTTGAGAGACTACATTGCAAATTGCATTAGCTTGATTAATGTAAGTTTTGTCTTTTTGTACTTTTTGAATAGTGTCTAAAAGAATTACGCTCAAATCATTTTCTTGTATTGGTACAATATTTTTTTCGTTTTCTTCCATTTTATTAGGGTTGAGTTCGTCTTTTTTTACTTGTATTGATACATTTTTTAACTCTAATTGTCTTTTTTCTAAAACTCCTTCTTTGAGTTTTACTCTTACAGGAAGTAAATTATCAATAAATAAATCTATTTCACTTTCAAAGAAATTATAGGTTTGCTTATCTGAAAAAACAACATAAGTAGTTCCTACTCTTTTCCATTTAGTTATAGTGATTATTTTATCCTTATAACTAAATTTTTTGTCAATTAATAAATTTAGTTTTTGTTGCATCTTCAAGTTGTTTTTTTAACTCTAAATTCAAGTCATAAAGTTTTATAATCTCTATTGATAATTTCTTTATTTGCTCGTCTTTGGTTTCTTTTTCTTCATTCATCGCTCCGTAATATCTGGTGCAAACAGATGTAGCAGTCCTTCCAGTTTTCAATGATGCAATAAAAAACGCTTCTCTTAAATTATTAGGGTTTCTCAAAACCTCTTGTTTAATAATTTCTTCTTCTTCTGTGGTCCAATTTTTTGCCATAATATTATAATTTTTAAATTAACTTAAAACCCATCCTATCGTAATAAGCCTGTTTAAGATATTCTTTTAATTCAGAAAGTTTTTTTTCTAATTCTTCTTTATTTTTCATACCTACACTATTTTACAGTTCAACAATTTTTCAGCTTCTTCTTTTGTTTTTGTTTCTATTATTGCTGCCCATGTTCCATCACGAAATACGACTCCACCTCCGTACCATAAATCACCGTCTTTTAGTTGCGATTTAAATTCAGAATCTACTTTTAATAACGATGAACTATTAAATCTCTTTACATACTCCCCGTCATCGTAACGCTTAACCGCTTCATTTTTCAAAGCTTCGAATACTTCTTGTTCGGTGGCTTTTACATCATTAGTGCTATCTGTCGCTCCTTTTTTATGTATTTTATTAAAGTAATCCCCGTCTGTGTCAAATCCATAAATCAAGCAATCATTTTCAAAGAATCCAAGCCACAAAGGTTCTTCTTTATCTTTATACCATCCGTTTTGTTCTTCTTTCTTGAAAACTTCTGGGAATTCATCCTTCATTTTGTACTTGATAATAGTTTCTTTCGTTATTTCGTATTTTTTCATAATATTTGTTTTATTGCGGTTTGTGTTAGTTTTAAATCGTAATTTGTCATCGTTTCAATTGTGAATAATTGATGTTTAGGAATGTAAAACAAATCAATCCCGTAATCTTTTCTTATTACTTGTATTTCTTCATCATAAATGCAATCCTCAAACAAACATCTTTCTTTGGCTTTTTGGTATTGTTTTTGCAATTCAGCACATCTTTTAGTTTCTTTTTCGCATTTATCACAATAACAATCGTCGGAATGATTTGAATTATAAGTCGGATTTTCTAAAACATTACTATCTTCATCACAAGGGACAAACATCCATAATTCTAAAGGTTGTTTTATGAATGTTGCGTAGTTAAGAACCAAGTCTTTGAATGTTCTTTTTTCTTTAAATATTACATCATCATGTAAAACATAATCAACCATTGATATTAGTCTCATTTCAAAATATATTTTACAGGTTTAACATCCACATGCTTTTTTACTAATTCCTTAGCTTCAATTTTCAAACGATGCTCCATTTCAAATATCGTTTCTTGTTTGCTTACTGGTTTTTTATCTATGCTTCTCATAAACAACCAGTTAAAAAGTCAATTATGTATAATAAGAAACTTATCGCATACAACGCAATCAACGATAATGCGCTTAGTATTATTATCTCTGTCCTATTTTTAATCCAATAGTTGTTTTTCATCTTCTACACATTATTTCTCCTCCAAAAAGGAAGTTTGATATTTTGTCGTATAATCTCTCTAGTAATTTTTTCATGTTGTTTTAGTTTTTAATTGTTTTCATTTATTTTAGAAATATTTTTTGCGTACTTTCTAAGCTCATCTATTTTGCTAGGATGGCATTGTATAGAATACGCTTTATTTTCGTTCTTTGGTCGTCCTGATCCTTCTCGTTTACCTCCTCTTGTTTGTTTCATTGTTGGTTTTTATTTATTACTTCTTGAATATAATATTCTTTATTAAGTTCTATTTCAAATATTACATTGTTGTAAGCATTAATCATTGCATCTAGTTGCTTTTTATCTGATTCAGTTCTTTTTTCTTTTCGCCTTGAAAGCTCGCATTTAACAACAAGCTTTACTATTTCTTTTATTAATTCATCCATTTTTTTATATTATTATATTTCTAATAAATAGTAATTTCCTTTTTTATGAACTGAGTAATCAAAATCATATCTTATTTTTTCCATTATATTAAAACAACTTCTATAAGTTTGACATACAATCAATAGTTTGTTATCTGTTCTTTTTACAAGACATTTAATCCCTATATTTTCAAGAATTAGCGACTCTATTTTATTTGTCGCTAATCCTTTTAAATTTTCGTATTTTACCACTTCCATTATACTAATTCAAATCTTGTATCTAAATTACTATTTTCATGTTTATCGATGTTGTCAGTAAAGAATGTTCTAATTAATTCATTTTTAGAATAACAGTGTTGTGCTTTATTAGATACTTCTTTATATTTTAAAGTTTCTTTTTTTCCGTTTGTGAAGTTATACTCTTTCATAATTTCTATTTGTTTTAAATTGTTCACCAAAGATACGAATGTTATTTAGATAAACAATATCTTTTTTCATTTATTTTACTTTTATTTTTATTACATCACTTTCTATAACTTCAATATCAAACATTTTAGCCCATTTTATAAGCAATCTATGGTTTATATTCTTTTGTCGTTTTTGCTGGCTTAAATAGCTTGCTGATGTGCCCACGGCTAATGCAAAAGTTTCGTTGTTGTGTCCTGATTGTAATATCAGGTTGTTAATTAGTTCTTTCATTGTTTTTATTGGTTTTGCCCCGAAAGGATGTATTTATTATTTTGGTTTTTTATTAATATTCGTTCTGTAACCAATCTTTTAAGCATTTCTTTAGACTTATTCATTCCTAAATTAAATTTAACAGAAATGTAATAAACAGATTCCGTATATCCAGACTCGTAAAAATCATTTACAATTTCTTTAATTTCTTCATTATTATAAAATCTACCAAAAGGACGACCTACTTTTTTCTTGTTTTCTTTTTTATACTGGTCAACTATTTTTAAAGCCGATTCATATTGTTTTGAAGTTATCATGTTTATTTATTTTGAATAATTTATAATCACAAATATAGTAATTAATTATTAAATGTAATATTTTGATAGGTTTAAAAATTCCAGTCTATAGGTTTATATAAACCCCTTATATATATAAGGGGTTTTATACCGTAAACCGATACACATTTATCGGGTTAAAAACTACTTTTACTAACAAAACCTTTGTTATTTATGTTAATTTCTTGCATTATTATTATTTTTATGTTAAAGCTATCGGGTTACGGGTTAAAAACAATTTATGACCAAGCGAACTTTCTTACAAAACTAATATTTCTATCGGGTTACGCACTTGTTTTTAGTTTTTAACCCGTAACCCTTAAATGTAGAATTTTCCTACTCTTTGAAATCTAGTAAGAAATAGTTTCCTCTTGGAACATCATTTGAAATCCACTTCATTTCTTTGAAGTATTTCATTATTTCTTTTGCCTTACTCGTACCCATTGCCCCATGCTTTTCTATGTGGTTTTCCTGCACCATTTCAGTCAATACGGTATATCCTATACCGTTTGTTTTTGCGCTTGGTACAGAAGCGAATACTTCCAATAGAATATTATATTTTTCGTAATTTTTTAATGTAGGTTGTGGCTTTCTTCCAATTTTTGGTTCAGTGTAGCATTCGTCCATAATTACGGGCTTTCCGTCCAGAATCTCAAAACTCCAATTATCAGGTTTTTTATTTCTTGTTTGCGTTGTTTCAACAAGCTTTACAGATTCATCTTCTTTGCTGGAAGAAATTTGTATAACTGTCTCGCTTTTGTTCGTTAAAACAGTCCCTAAATGCCCTCTCATCTTTGCGTTATCGCTCGGGTTCTGGTGAAGAACGTATCCGATAGCAATATCGTTAACAGTTGCCCACCTTCTAAGCGTATCGGTAATATCACACGCTATTATCTCATCATTTACAGTTTTCACTAAATCCGCAATACCATCGATAATAACTAAGCCAATATTTGGAGTATTTTCTATAAGAAACTCTGTGTAATCGTATCTTGATTGTGTAGGCACGCTATCGAATGCGTACATCAAAAGATTATCCATTTTGTTTTCATCAGCAATATCCTTTATACGCTTCACAACCAAAGAAACGTGATAATCTGATTGCTCGGTATCTATGTAGAGTATTTTGTCTTTTCCTTTTGGAAGATACGAAGCAAGAACTCCTGTTTCTCCTTTTTTCAATACTGCTCCGTTAATCAAAGTCATCAAAAATGACTTTCCTACTTTTGCTTTTCCAGTAATTCCAAAAATATTTTTTCTAGTGGATACAACTTGCCCTCCGAAAGAAAGTACAGTATCGGGTAACGGAATTTCGTCAGTATGCCTTATTCTGTATTTTTCAATATCCAATGCAGATATTTTTTTCTTAACCTCTGAATTAATCTGTATTTCTTCAATCATTATTTTTAAAATTTTTTATAGATTGATTAATTGTAAATTGGAAATGTGCAGTAAGATTATCCATGTCCCAAGCATTAAAAGCATAGTCTATTCCTTCTTTTGAAATTTCAGGGAATAGCTTTTTATATGTTTCGAAATTTTCTTTATTCAGCAATGGATCGAAAATGCTTTTTGACTCAAAATAATTAGAAAGATTTTGACCTTTCAAAACTAATAACAATCTTTGCAACTGATCTTCTAGTGAACTTGAAAGAATATCATTAACAACTCGATTTGCTTTAACTATATCTCCGTGAAATTCGGTATTTGATCGGAGTACAACTGCATAAAGTTTAGCAAATAAATAATGCTCTTTTGTTGTTTCTTCAGCTTGCTTTTTTTGATCCCTTATTATTTGGTTCAGAGCCTCTACATCCATATTGTTTGGCTTGTTTCCTTTTGATATTGTGAAATGGAGTCTTTTTAATGCTTCTGTTGTATTCATAATTTCCAGCCCTCCACAACATATATTTCAGATGTTTTCCAACTATTAGAGTCACGCAATCTTTTATAAAGCGTATTTTTTGAAATTCCTATTTTTTTGCAGACTTCAATATCTGTCATGTAATTTCGGAATTGTTCTACTTTTCTTGTGCAATCGTGTTTAGTCATTGTTTATAAAATTTTTGGTTCAGAAATGCACCGATTTGGCGACGAAAAAAACCGTTCTGAAAGGACGGTTAAACAAATATACTATTCTTTTCCTAATAGCCAATCGAAATTTATTTTTTTAACATCTTCTACCGATCTAAGAAGGTAATATTTTCCCCCCAAGTCCTCAATCCTTTTTTGGAATTTTATTTGATCCGTAGATTGGCTGCCTATATCCGTTTTTATCTCCAAATGCGCACAACGCCCATACATTCCATGTATTTGTAAATCTGAAGCTCCAACGGTTAATCCTATCTGCTTCATTACTTCTATAGCTGCAGAAATAGCTTTATCTACTATTTTTTTTATAGTTAAAGGAACGTTTAACCCAATTCCGTTAGGAACTGACATGCATACAAGCCTCGGAGTATGTTCTGGCTTACAATAAGTTTTTCTAATTTCCTTAACAATCTGTTGCTGTATTAATGTTTCGTTCTGATTTTTCATAATATTTTTCTAATTTAGATTTTATCTTGTTTATCACCCAAGCCTTTGTTCTCATGGTTCCGCATTCTAATTCTGAACCTTGAATTGATTGGTAAGGTTCTTTTATAATTCTTCTAATTGACTGCTCAAATTTTCCGTTTCTTTCTGTTTTTTGATATGTGCCAAAAGTTACAGAATGCCGAATAAACAAATCAAGAATATTATTTTGAAGTATAAGCCAGGCGAAATTTCGATCCTTTCCAGAACGTTTACAATATTCTACAATCTTTTTTCCGTTTGGCAATGGTATTTCGTCGACTAAAATAGCTACTTCGTCTGAAAATGTTTTTTCTTTTTGCTTTTCTTTAAAAATAAAACCGCATTCCTCACATTCCAATGCGTTTTTAGCTATTAAACATTCGCAATTTTCGCAAAGTTTTGTACTTTCTAAGGCTTCTTTTTTCGGTCTTGGTTTATCATTTTGTCCATGAAAAATACTTTCCCAATCATATTCGTCTGACCATTTACCCGTTCCTCCATACTTCGCAGCAAAATATTGAATGTTGCCACCACCGTCGATAACTTTAAAGTGAGTTTTGTATATCGATTCGCATTTTCTGCCGCCACGCCCAACCATTTGAAGAAACAAAGAAAGAGAAAGTGTAGCACGATTCAAAATAACCGCCTGTATTGTTGGTTCATCAAATCCAGCAGTTAACACTCCGCAATTAAGCAAAATAGCATCAGGAGTATTTTTAAACCATTCTAAAATTGGTTTTCTTTCCGATTTTTTAGTGTTAACACTATCCAGCATTTTTACATTTTCATATCCAGCGTCTAAAAAATATTGGTATGTTGAAAGGTTGGTTGATGTTGAACTGTTGAAAACAATCGTTTTTTCTCCCTTGCAAATTTCTTCATAGTTTTTAACTACATTAAATTCACCAAAATACTTATCAGTACTTTGTTTGTCAAAATCACCTGTTTTTGCATCAATCGAGAAACTAGAACGGTCTATATTTCCAATTTCATAATTCAAATCACGAACTAAGCGATCATCCATTATTAATCCAGAAATTGACTTTCCAATTATTATATTTTCGTAAATTTCCGAATACGTGAAATTTCTTGTGTATTCGTACGTTTCAAATCCGCAACATTGAACGACCGTATCGTGATCTTTTTTGCATACTGAACAACGGGAAAAATTTATCTTTTTCAATGATATAGGGGTTGCTGTTACTGCTAAAATATCAGCTTCAGGAAAGTAATCGAAAATCTCTTTATGCATATCTAAATGCGCTTCATCGACTATTATCAATCCTATATTCTCAACAAATTCCTCGTTATTTTTTAATCTATTTTTAATAGTTTGAATCATCGCAACGTAACAATCTGAATTGTGTTGCAACTTCTTTTTTGAAGCTATAACGCTTTCACAAGTAACGCCAATAGTTCGCAAAGTTCTCAAAGTTTGAGTTATTAATTCGTCTCTATGCGCAAGTACAAGAACTCTTTTTTTTTCTTGACGTATGAAGCGTTTTGCTATGAAAGAAAAGATTGCAGTTTTTCCTCCGCCTGTTGATAATTGGTAAAGTATTCTTTTTTTTGTTTTGAACTCTTCGAATATCTCATCTATACTTTTTTGTTGGTCTGGGTATGGTTTCATATATCAAAAAATTTATCGGAATCATCACCTCCAAAAATGATAGATACATAA